AGTTAGGATTGTCACAACTAATAGAGATACTAAGGCCGTGCCAAAATAGTTATTACCCTTATTAACCATTTATCTTTTTTACCCCTATATTTTTTATTGTTGTTACTATTGTCGGATTTGTACGCTTAAAGGCTCCAAAATCATTATTGATTTATAAAATAATAAGTAGTACAACGATTATCGTTAAAAACAGAAGTTCAAAAAAATTCTGCAAAAAATTTTTCAAAATGGAAATTGATTTAGAAAAAATAAAGAAACTACCTGCTGATGTCCGTAAAGACTTCATGAGGATGTACTTACAGTTAGAAGAGAAAAAGAAAGAAGATAAGATAAGAAGTGATTTTTTAAGCTTTGTAAAACACATATGGCCTGATTTTATAGAAGGCTATCACCATAAAATTATTGCACAAAAATTTAACGACATGGCTAACGGCAAGATTAAAAGACTTATTGTTAATATGCCACCAAGACACACTAAGTCTGAGTTTGCGTCATCACTATTACCGGCATGGATGATAGGTCGTACTCCCAAGCTAAAGATAATTCAAACAACCCACACAGGAGAACTTGCTGTAAGGTTTGGTCGTAAGGCTAAGAACCTGATTGATAGCGAAGAATACCAAAAGGTATTTCAAACTAGATTACAAGAAGATAGTAAAGCTGCTGGACGTTGGGAAACTGCACAAGGTGGAGAATACTTTGCTGCAGGTGTTGGTGGAGCAATTACAGGTAGGGGTGCAGATCTATTGATTATAGATGATCCACACTCGGAGCAAGATGCTATGAACATACAAGCTCTTGAGAGAGCATATGAATGGTACACATCAGGTCCTCGACAACGTTTACAGCCAGGTGGTAAAATTGTTTGTGTAATGACCAGATGGAATACAAAAGATTTAACAGGTATGTTATTAAACTCGCAAAAAGAAGCTAAGGCTGACCAATGGGAAGTTGTAGAGTTTCCAGCAATTTTGCCAAGTAAGAAACCTGTTTGGCCAGGCTATTGGAAACTAGACGAACTTGAAGCTGTTAAAGCATCACTGTCAGTTGGTAAGTGGAATGCACAGTGGATGCAAAATCCAACATCTGAAGAAGGTGCAATCATAAAACGTGAGTGGTGGAAAAATTGGGACAAAGATAGTTTACCTGCTTTAAAACATGTTATCCAATCTTACGATACTGCTTTTATGAAAAAAGAAACTGCCGATTACTCTGCCATTACAACGTGGGGCGTGTTTCAAGAAACTGAAGACTCAGCACCTAATTTAATTTTACTCGATGCTATGAAAGAGAGACTAGAATTTCCTGAGTTGAGACGAGTAGCGAAAGAACAGTATGACTACTGGCAACCAGAAACTGTGTTAGTTGAGGCTAAGGCATCAGGACTACCACTTACTTATGAACTTAGAGCTATGGGAATACCTGTAGTCAACTTCACACCATCAAAAGGAAACGATAAGCATACTAGAGTTAATTCTGTTGCACCGTTATTTGAAAGTGGTATGATATGGGCTCCAACAGATAAAAAATTTGCACAAGAGGTTATGGAAGAGTGTGCTGCTTTCCCTTATGGAGATCATGATGATTTAGTTGACTCCATGACTCAAGCTGTTATGAGATTTAGACAGGGAGGATTAATAACTCACCCTGAAGATTATCAAGAGGAGAAATCTCCTCCTAAAAAATATAGTTACTATTGGTAGTATGAAAAAATTAACCAAAACCACACCACCTAAAAAAGGACCTAACTCACAGGGCTTGAATATTCCTAGTAAAAAGGTTAAGGTCGCAAGATTGGAGAAAATAAATGGCAGATATGGACAAAGCTCTTCCAAACGTTGAGCAAACTATAAATATACCTAGTCAAGAAGAACTAGAGGTACAAATAGAAGAAACACAAAAAGACCCACAAGAACCTGTTGACGTTCAAGAGAACGAAGATGGAAGTGTTGACATAAATTTTGATCCATCAAAAGTTAATATTGAACAAGGACAAGATCATTTTTCTAATTTAGCAGAATTATTACCAGATAATGTTTTATCTCCAATAGGATCAGAACTATCAGAAAATTACCAAGATTATAAATCTTCAAGAAAAGATTGGGAAAGAGCTTACACATCAGGATTAGATTTATTAGGATTTAAATACGAAAGTAAAACAGAACCATTCAAAGGCGCATCAGGTGCAACACATCCTGTATTAGCTGAAGCTGTCACTCAGTTCCAGTCGCTCGCTTATAAGGAATTGTTACCAGCAGGTGGACCTGTGCGTACACAGATCATAGGTTTATCTACACCGGACAGAGAGCAGCAAGCAGCGAGAGTCAAGGACTTTATGAATTACACTATCATGGACAAGATGACAGAGTATGAAGCTGAGTTTGATCAAATGTTATTTTATTTACCACTATCAGGATCTGCATTTAAAAAAGTTTATTACGATGAAGTAATGGGTAGAGCAGTTTCTAAATTTGTACCAGCAGATGATTTAGTTGTACCTTACACAGCTACATCTTTAGATGATGCAGAATCAATTATTCATATGGTTAAGATGTCAGAAAATGAATTACGAAAACAACAAGTTGGAGGTTTCTATAGAGACATAGAATTAGATCCATCTTATAATAGTGAATCAGAATCACAGAAAAAAGAGAGAGAGTTAGACGGAACAAAAAAAGGTAGAGATGAAAAAGTATTTACCTTGCTTGAGTGTCACGTGAACTTAGACCTCGATGGCTTTAATGATGTTGACGCAGAAGGTCAACCAACAGGAATTAAATTACCATACATTGTTACAATAGAAGAAGGATCAAGAGAAATTTTATCTATTAGAAGAAACTATGAAATAGGAGATCCTTTAAAATCTAAAATTAGTTACTTCGTACACTTTAAATTTTTACCAGGACTTGGCTTTTACGGTTTTGGATTAATTCACATGATTGGTGGATTATCTAGAACTGCAACATCAGCTTTAAGATCATTGTTAGATGCAGGAACGTTATCAAACTTACCTGCTGGATTTAAAATGCGTGGTATAAAAATGAGAGACGAGAATCAAAGTATTCAACCGGGTGAGTTTAGAGATGTAGATGCTCCTGGTGGAAACTTACGAGATGCTTTTATGACTCTTCCTTTTAAAGAACCATCGCAAACATTATTATCGCTTATGGGTGTCGTGGTACAAGCAGGTCAAAGATTCGCTTCAATAGCAGATCTGCAGGTGGGAGACGGGAATCAGCAAGCTGCAGTGGGCACGACAGTTGCTATGCTTGAAAGAGGAAGTAGAACAATGTCAGCCATACATAAGAGATTGTATGCTTCTATGAAAAAAGAATTTAATTTATTAGCAAGAGTTTTCAAATTATATCTACCTCCAATCTATCCATACGATGTTGTCGGAGGACAGAGGCAAATCAAACAATTAGACTTTGACGACAGAGTAGATATATTGCCGATTGCTGATCCAAATATATTTTCTCAGACTCAGAGAATCTCCCTCGCCCAAACGGAGATGCAATTGGCTGCCTCGAATCCAGAAATTCATAATCAGTATGCAGTGTATAGAAATATGTACGAAGCATTAGGTGTTAAAGACATAGATTTAATTTTAAAGAAACCACAAGCACCAATACCAAAAGATCCTGCGTTAGAACATATCGATGCATTAGGTGCTAAACCTTTTCAAGCGTTTCCAGGTCAAGATCATCAATCACACATCACAGCTCACTTATCTTTTATGCAAACTAACATGGTTAGAAACGCACCTATGGTCGGATCTGCAATACAAAAAAATATTTTAGAACATATTAGTCTAATGGCACAAGAACAAATAGAATTAGAGTTTAGACAAGAGTTACCACAACTAGCACAGATGATGCAGATGGGACAACAGAACCCACAAATGCAACAACAAGCTATGTCTATGCAACAACGTATAGAAGCAAGAAAAGCAGAACTGATTTCTGAGATGATGGAAGAATTTATGAAGGAAGAAAAGAAAATTACTTCACAATTTGACAATGATCCTATTGCAAAACTAAGAGCTAGAGAATTAGATCTTCAAGCACAAGAAAATACAAGAAAAAAACAAGAAGGTGAGCAAAGAATGAACCTAGATCGTATGAAAGCAATGATGAATCAAAAAAATCAAGAAGAAAAACTTGAACAGAATGAAGAATTAGCAAATTTACGTTCTGATACATCAATTGAAAAAACAATTTTATCAAATGAACTAAAAAAGGACAATTAATGATAGATAAAAAAGAAAAAAACACTTTAAAGAAGCATAAAAAACATCATACAACAAAACATATGGCATCAATGAAAAAAGATATGAAAAAAGGTGTTAGTTTTAATAAATCGCATAATAAAGCTATGCGAAAGGTTGGAAAATAATGGCTTGGTTTGGTTTAGCAAAATTAGCACTATCTGCTGGAAGTAAAATTTACGCAAATAGACAAAAAACTAAGATGGCTATGTCTGATGCACAACTAATGCATGCATCAAAAATGGCCAGTGGTGAGGAAGCTTACCAAGGCAAATTATTAGAGTCTAGACAATCTGACTGGAAGGACGAGGCGGTTTTAATAATCCTCTCAACGCCTATTGCTATTTTAGCTTGGGCAGTCGTATCGGATGACCCTACAGCAATGGACAAAGTAAAATTATTTTTTGAAATGTTCTCAGAATTACCTAAATGGTTTACAAATTTATGGATACTTGTAGTTGCTAGTATTTATGGTATAAAAGGAACACAGATATTTAAAGGAACAAAAAAATAATAACTAGGGAGGATAAAATATGACAAAAGATTGGTTAAAAGGTACAACAGTTACAAAAGAACAAAAAATTACGAAACATGAAAAAGAAAAAGAGATAGAAGCTACAGATGCGCTTTCTTCTCAAACAGTTGAAATAAAAAATGCTAAAAGAATGTTATCGTCTAAATCAAAAAAAGCAACTTGGTACTAAACTAAAAAAGGAAAACAATGCAAAGAACAATGTATAAATCAGGAAGTTTAAAAAAAGTTCCTGCAGGAAGCAAAGGATTAAAAAAACTACCAACTCCCGTTAGAAATAAAATGGGTTTTATGAGTAAAGGTGGCAGAGTTAAAAAAGCAGCCGGTGGTGGATTGTACGCAAACATAGCAGCTAAAAGAAATAGAATTAAAGGTGGCTCAGGAGAAACAATGAGAAAAGTTGGAAGTAAAGGTGCTCCGACAGCAGCTAACTTTAAAGCAGCAGCTAAAACAGCAAAGCCTATTAAAAAAGCGTAATGGCTACAGCAGCATGGCAAAGAAAAGAAGGTAAAAACCCTTCTGGTGGATTAAATAAAAAAGGTGTTGCATCTTACAGAGCAGCAAATCCTGGATCAAAGTTAAAAACAGCAGTAACAACAAAACCTTCTAAACTTAAAGCAGGTTCTAAATCAGCAAACAGACGTAAATCTTTTTGTGCTAGAATGAAAGGCATGAAGTCTAAACTAACCTCTGCTAAAACGGCAAGAGACCCAGATAGTAGAATAAACAAGTCTCTTAGAAAATGGAATTGCAATTGAGAAAATCAATACTTGACGCACTCGAAGCTAGATACGAAGCAGAAGTGGCAGCAGCTCACGCTGTAATAAATATTTATTTAGAAAACTCTGTAGGCATTGGAGAACACCCACAACACTTACAAGAAGTAGATAAACAATTAGAAAAGATAGCTCAAGCAGAAGAAAAACTAGATGCTTTAGAATCTTTCTATGAACCTATAGAGGAACAATAATATGAAAGATGGACTACAGATAGTTGCAGCAATGCAAAAAATAATAAAAGATCGACTACAAGCTGTTGGAGATACGATGATAACAGGTGGGGTTGACAACATGGAAAAATATCAATATATGTTGGGTCAAGCAAGATCTTATAATTATTTATTACAGGAAATCTCTAACCTGCTAAACAACAAGGAGCAAAAAGATGAGCAAGGAAACGTTATCGATATCAAAGGAAATTCCAAAACATAACAATGCTTTGGAAGAAAAATACAAAGATATCAAAGAAAAAGAACCATTAAATCCAGAAACAATTAAAAAACAAGAATCCCAGCTACCCGAACCTAGCGGCTGGAGACTTTTAGTTTTACCCTTTACACCAAAAGAAAAAACTAAAGGCGGAGTTATTTTTACTCAAGAATCTTTAGACAAAATACGTATTTCCACTAACTGTGGTTATGTAATTAAGTTAGGACCATTGGCCTATAACGATAAAGAAAAATATCCAACAGGACCATGGTGCAAAAAAGGCGATTGGGTTATTTTTGCACGTTACGCAGGATCAAGATTACCCATTGAAGGCGGAGAAGTTCGTTTATTAAACGATGACGAAGTTTTAGGAACCATAGAAAATCCTGAATCCGTTCTTTATAACATTTAATCATAAGGAGAAACTATGCCAGAAACAGAAAAAACAGAAGAAACAAAAAACGACATAATGGTAGATATAGATACTTCAGGACCTGAAGTAGATGTAATTTTACCAGAAGAAAAAACAAATGAGGTAGAAAATGAAAAACCTATTAATGAAAATATTAAAAAGGTTGTTGAAACAAAATCGGAACCAGAAGCTCCAATTGAAGAACCCATTAAAGAGGAAACAATTCAAGAAAATAAAGAAACTGAAAATAAACAAGAGTTAGAAGAATATAGCGATGGAGTTAAGAAAAGAATTGCTAAACTAACTAAAAAAATGCGTGAAGCAGAAAGACAAAAAGAAGCTGCTATACAATACGCACAAGGAATTAAAGCAGAAGCTGATAAAACTAAAAATAAACTATCTAGCATGGAACCAAATTATATGAGTGCCATGGAGGGTAGAGTTAAATCTGGTTTACAAGCAGCGGTAGCAAAACTTACAACAGCAAGAGAATCTGGAGATATTCCAGCAGAAGTAGAAGCTCAAAAAGATATTGCTAGATTAGGTTTAGAAGAAGCAAGAGTAGATATGATGAAAAGAAAGGCTGTTACTGAAAGTAAACAAAAACCATTAGTACAACCAACTCTTGATCAAGCTATTGCTCCTAAAATTACTGCAAATGATCCTAAAGCAGAGGAGTGGGCAGAAAAAAACGAATGGTTTGGTAAAGACAGTGCCATGACATATACAGCGTTTGATTTGCATAAAAAATTAACAGAGCAAGAAGGATTAGATCCTACTACCGATGAATATTATGTAGAAATAGATAAAAGAATGCGTATTGACTTTCCCCATAAATTTGGTACAACTGAACCAAAGGTTACGACTAAACCTACACAACAAGTCGCTTCGGCGAAGCGTAGTGTAAACCCTAGTCGCAATACTG